GCAAGATTAAAAAAGGCAATTATAAGAGCCAGAGACGAGGACGGGCTAGAAATACAAGGACGCCTGCGCAGCTTAATAGCCGACGTACTGGGCGAGAGCGCGACAAACGTAGGACGTATGGAGCAGATTAACAACAATCTTACGCCAGAAGCTAAAGAGCAATTTAAGGCGGGTAACTTAGGAATAACTGCAGCATACGAGACAAGCAAGCTAGACGAGGACGAACAAAACGAGATAGCGCAGCAGGCAGCAGCAGGCGAGGATATAAGAGCAAAAGAGATAGCCGCAAAGGTAGCAGAAAAGAAAGCAGGCGACGATTACAGGATGCCGCACCCAGAAAGTATTACGAGCCTATGCTATAGTTGCTTGAATTACAGCAGTTGCAACGTAAAAACGGGAACGTGCGAAAGGTGCGACGAGTATATTAACAAGGCAGAGGCAGAAAAGACGGACGAGCAGCGCTACGACGAGCAGCAGGCGGCAATAGATAAGCAGACGCAGAAAACGCTACAGGCCAGAGAGCGCGAGGCAGCATTAGACAGGGCACTACAGCCAAAAGAGCAGAAAGTACATGAGCTTAAGTTAGCTGCTATGTATTTTAAGGACGTGGCGACAGGAAATAAGAGCTTTGAACTACGAAAGAACGACAGAGGCTTTAGGACCGGCGACGCACTACGCCTTAACGAGTATGCCGACGGCAAAGAGACGGGCAGACACATAGAGGCAGACATAATATATATGCTGGAAGATTACAGCGGCTTACAAGAGGGCTATTGTATACTCGGCATAAAGGTTACTAAGGTGCCCGAAACGGACACACAAAGAGACGGGCAGATAGATATAAAAGACTTTTTAAGCGAAAGCGAGGCGTAATGCATGAATTACAGACAATGGAAAAAGAATTATAAAAAGCGGCACGGGCATAACCCACCGATTGAAGCTGATAAGCGGCAACGAGCAAAAGCTATGAGAAATACAAGAGTAACTGCAAACGACATAGTGACAGCAATACAAAATCTGGCCGACGTAATAAAAAGGACTCTTACAGAGCGAACTATTGCAGGGTTTTACAGAGGCTTAAGCAACGGGTTTAGAGCGGCAGCAGACGCGGCACAAAGTGTAGCAGAACAAATAGAAAGGGGCAACGAATGACAGCAATAGAGATATTTAAAACAATAGCGCTTGTGGCGGGCATATTAATAGCGCCGTTCATAATTGCAGCGGCGGTATGCGTATTAGTGGTTGTGATGGGGCTTGTTATAGCCCTGCTGCGTTTCCTGTTTACTATCGAGGTAGACGACGACGGCGGTATACACGAGTGTATCGGCTGCCATTCTTACGACAATATACCACTAGCGCTACGGGGCGGGCTAACGCAAGCGGAGTACTGCGAAAATTGCAAGATTTACAAGAAAGCACAAAAGATTATAGCAAAGCGGCAACGGCGAGAAGAAAAGGAACTAGCGGACAGACGAAAGAGACAGGCAGAGGACGAGAAACAAATAAAATACTTGCAGGAATACAACAGAAAGAAAAGAGAGGGTAAAAAGTGAATAACGTAACATTAAGCGGAAGATTGACAAAAGAGCCGGACGTACGCTACGGCGGCGAAAATAACAGCGTAGCAATAGCACGCTTCACGCTGGCGGTAGACGATTACAAAAGCACAGACTTTATTAACATACGAGCGCTCGGTAAAACGGCAGAGTGGGTAGAAAAATGGCTACAGAAAGGCAACAAAGTAGAGCTAGTTGGAAAAATTAAAACAGGGCACTACACAGGCAGGGACGGCAAAGAAATTTACTACACCGAAGTATTGGCAAATAGCGTAAGTTTTGGAGAAACAAAAACAGAGGCACAGCAGAGGCAGCAGGCAGCAGGCAGCAGACCGCAGCCAGCACCAAACGACGGCGGCTTTATGGACATACCAGACGGCTACGACAACGAGATCCCATTTAATTAAAAACAACGTGGCAGCAGAAAGTGAGGAGTAATTAAGAGTGAGCGAAATAAGGCTAAACGAGGACGAACTAGAGCAGTTAATAACCACAGCCGCCAAAAAGGGCGTAGAGATATACAAGCGAGAGGAACAAAAGAAACACAAAGCGGATAAATACCACGACACATTTAGCCTTATGAGGTGCTACAGAGACGCAGTTTTCCACAGAGAAAATGCGGTAAGCGAAGCTGCACAGTTACAGCAGCAGGGAGAATTAACAGAAGAGCAGCAGGCTACATACTTGCGCAGCATACGCCGCACGCGCTTTAAAACTATACTAATGCTAGACCACATAGACAAGGCAGTAGAAGAGATAGAGAGGCGCAGGCAGCAGCAGGGGCGCGAGGTAGAATATAAAGCATTTGAGCTATACTTTATGCAAGGCTTAGACTATGTGGACATAGCCGAAGAATTGAACACAGGCAAGAACACGCCGCGCCGCTGGATAAGCGGAATAATAAACGAGCTAAGCGTACTACTCTGGGGGATAGACGAGGACGTTATAACGCAGAGGTAAAAGCGTGGTAAAAAGCTGGGGTTTACGTGGGGTATTGCCTGCGGTAAAATGATAGCGTGAGAAAGAGCGGAAAGCTAAGCTACTTAAGCAGCATTAGTTAGCCGCTCTTTTTTATTGCATTTTTCTAGCCTCCTAGCCTAGCGTATGAAATCTAGGACGCTAGGCAAATAAAGAGAGGCAGGCTATGAAAGAATGGGCTAAAGAGTTCTACCACAGCAAGAACTGGATAGACACACGGCGGGCTTATCTTATATCGCAGCATTACTTATGCGAGCGCTGCGGCGAGCCTGCAAAGGTAGTACACCATAAGCACTACTTAACCAAACACAACATAAACAACGCAGACATAGCGCTTAACTGGGACAACCTCGAGGCGTTATGTCAAGACTGCCACAACAAAGAACACCACGCGGCAGCAGATACACGCCGCTACAAATTCGACGCAGACGGCAACGTAATACAGACGTAGCCGCGAGCATATCCCCCCCATTCAAAAATTTTGAATAGCCCAGCGGAGACCGAGGGGTGGAGTCTAAAAAAACTCTACAGGGGCGCGCGTACGTGGTGTAGGGGGTGTGGTGTGCGAGAAGTGAGGCGAAGATATGGCAGGAAAGAAAGAGTACACGAAAGAAGAGAAAATTAAGAAAGAAAAAACCAGACTTAAAGGCATTTTTAAGAACCTCGACGAAAACAAAAAGAAACTTGTTACGCCGCTTATCGAAAAGGCTGCTTTTATGTCTGTCGAGCTCGATATATTGCAGGATAGCATACAGAAAAACGGCTGGACGGCGGAGTATCAGAACGGCGCGAACCAGTGGGGCGAAAAGCGAAGCGCAGAGGCAGACACCTATATAGCGCTAAGCAAGAACTATACGGCAGTTATAAAGCAATTAACCGAGCTTGTACCAGCAGCAGAGCGCAAGAAAAGCAAGCTAGCCCTGCTGCGTGAGGAATAGTCCCAGAGTGCCGTATAGAAATTACATTTACGAGTATTACGCAAAGATTACAAGCGGCGAAATCGTAGCGGGTAAATGGATATTAGCAATTTACAAAATACTTGCAGACGGACTGAACAAACAGGAGTTTTTTTACAATGCAAAAAAGGCAAATAAGGCAATAAAGTTTATCGAAAATTTCTGCCACCACAGCAAAGGCAGGAGCGATTTATTAAAGCTGGAATTATGGCAAAAAGCCATAGTATGCGCTATGTTCGGCATTGTAGACGACCAAAATATAAGAATTTTTCGCGAAATTTTTATAGTTATTGGACGAAAAAACGGCAAAAGTTTATTTGCAAGCGCCATTATTGCATATATGGCGTACCTCGAGCCAGAGTACGGGCAAGAGATTTATTGCTTAGCGCCAAAGTTAGACCAAGCGGCGCTCGTTTACGACGCTTTTTACAAAATGGTAGAGGCGGAGGACGAGTTAAAAGAGCTTGCTAAAAAGAGGCGCAGCGACATTTACCTAGAAGAGACTAACACGACTATTAAGCCTATCGCATTTAATGCAAAAAAAAGCGACGGCTTTAACCCGCAGCTAGTTATATGCGACGAAATGGCAGCGTGGAGCGGCGACAGCGGCTTAAAGCAATATGAGGTTATGAAGTCAGCGCTGGGTGCAAGGCGGCAGCCTATGATACTTAGTATATCTACAGCAGGCTATATTAACGACAGTATCTACGACGAGTTAATGAAACGTGCCACCAGCTTTTTAAAGGGCAGCAGTAAAGAGCGCAGGCTATTACCATTTTTATACATCATAGACGACGTAGAGAAATGGAACGATATAACAGAACTAAAGAAAGCTAACCCCAATATGGGCGTAAGCGTACAAGAGGGCTTTTTTAAAGACGAGATAGCAGTCGCAGAGGGCAGCTTAAGCAAAAAAGCAGAGTTTCTTACGAAATACTGCAACATTAAGCAAAATAGTAGCGTTGCGTGGTTAGAATACACACTTGTAGACAAAGCAAGCGAAGAAAGCAAGCTAGAGGACTTTAGAGACTGCTACGCAGTGGGCGGCATTGATCTAAGTCAGACAACAGACTTAACGGCCGCAAGTATCGTAGTCGAAAAAGACGGAATACTACACGCGTTTACTCAATTCTTTATGCCGCGTAACAGACTCGAAAGCCTACAGGCAACGGACGGCGTACCATATGACGTATTTGTAAAAAAAGGCGTACTTACGCTATCCGGCGACAACTACGTAGACTACAAAGACGTATTTAACTGGTATGTAGAGCTGCTTAACACATACGGCATACGAGTATTACAGATAGGCTACGACAGATACAGCGCCCAGTACTTAATTGATGACCTTAAGGCGTACGGCTTCCACACCGACGACGTATACCAGGGCGAGAACTTAACGCCGGTTATACGAGAGTTTGAGGGAATTATTAAAGACGGCAACTTTAAGATTGCAAGCAATAACTTGCTTAAATCCCACTTCTTAAATGTGGCGCTTAAGCAGAATTTAGAAACAAGAAAATTTAGACCTATAAAGATAGAACAGCGCGCGCATATAGACGGCTTTGTAAGCGTAATAGACGCTATGACAGTACGCCAGAAATACAACGCGGAGCTGGGCGAGCTGCTTAAAAACGCAGCATAGAAAGGAGTGAGAAAAACGGGGCTTTTTGATTACCTTTTTAAAGGACGAAAAAACAAAGAAATAATAGGCGAATACTTTAAGCTGCTTAACGGCTATAGTCCTGTATTCTCTACATTCGACGGCGGCGTATATGAAATGGATTTAACCCGCACGGCAATTAATAGCTTTGCTACGCATTGCAGCAAACTAAAGCCAGAGATAGAGGGCAGCGCATTAAAGAACTTAGAGCGCACGCTACAGTTTAAGCCTAACGCGTTTATGGACACAACAAAGTTTATAGCGCGAGTCGCGACAATACTAGAGTGTGAGCATACAGCTTTTATTATACCGATAGAGGACGCATACGGACAGCTTGCGGGTTGGTACCCGCTACTGCCGCAGAATTGCGAAATAATAGAATATCAAAAGCAAGTTTTTTTGCGCTATACGTTTGCAAACGGGGAGCGCGCGGCTATTGAGTTTGAGCGCGTCGGAATATTGACGACACACCAATATAAAGACGACATTTTCGGCGAAGATAACAAGACAATGAAGCCAACTATGCAGCTCATACAGACGAGCAACGAGGGTATTATTAACGCCGTAAAGAACTCGGCAAATATACGTTTTCTGGCAAAAGTGGCAAATATGCTTAAGCCTGAGGATATTAAAAAAGAGCGCGACAGATTTACGCAGGACAACTTAAGCAGCGACAACCAAAGCGGAATGATTATATACGACAACAAGTTTAGCGACGTTAAGCCGGTAGAAAGCAAACCATATACGCCGAACGCACTGCAAATGCAGCAGATCCAAGAAAATGTATGTACGCATTTTGGCACTAATATGGACATATTGCAAAACAAATTCAATGAGGACACTTGGAACGCTTACTATGAGGGGAAAATAGAGCCATTCGCTATACAGTTATCGCTTGTAATGTCAAATATGTCACTTACACCACAAAAACTTGCACGCGGCAACGCTATTACATTTAGTGCAAACAGACTACAGTACGCCAGCAACAACACAAAGCTACAGGTAAGTACGCAGCTATTCGACAGAGGCTTACTTAATCGTAACGGGGTTATGGACATATGGAACATGGCGCACGTCGACGACGGCGACAAGTACTACATACGAAAAGAATACACAGAGGTTAGCGAGCTGGACAAGCACAACAAAGAACAGCAGCCGGTAATTATAACACAGCAGCCACAGCAAACAGAGCCGACAGCAGGACAAGGGCCAGAGCCACAGCCACAGCAAACAGGCGACGGGCAGCAGACAGGCGAGAAAGGAGAAGAGTAAGCATATGCCAGTAGTAAAAGAAAGAGAATACAGAAACGTAGCGGCGCCTTTATCGGCAGCAGCCGCCGTAAAACAGTTTAACAGCGATTATTACGTAGAGGGTTATGCTACAACGTTCGATACGCCGTACGTGCTCTACGAGTTCGAGGACGGCGACAAATACTACGAAAAAATAGACAGGCATGCACTAGACGGCGCAGACCTAAGCGACGTAATTATGCAATACGACCACACGGGCAGAGTGTACGCCCGTAATAGTAATAATACGCTTAAATTAACAGCGGACACAAAAGGGCTTCTTATTGCAGCCGACCTTAGCAAAACAGAATTAGCAAGGGGACTGTATGAGGATATTAGCGCGGGAATGATAACAAAAATGTCATGGGCGTTTACAGTCGCAGAGGATAGCTACGACAGAGCGACGCATACCCGCACTATTTTAAAAATCAAAAAGGTGTACGACGTTAGCGCGGTAAGCGCACCAGCCAACGACGGGACCAGTATAGCAGCACGCAGCTACGCAAGCGGGAGACGCGAAGCAGAGCAGCGGGAGACGTTAGAAAAGCGCGCAGCTATGTTAAGAATTTTAGCAACAATTTAATACAAAGAAAGGAACAAAGACAATGAGATTAAAAGAGATCGAGCTAAGACTTGCAGCTATCAAGAAAAACGTAGAGGAAAGAGGCGCACAGCTCACAGCCGAAGAACTGGCAAAGTACGAGAAAGAAGTAAAAGATCTACAGGAAGAAAGAGCGGCAATTATCCAGCAGCAGGAGCAGCGCACAAGTTTACTTGCAGCTATCGCAGCAGGAGAAGTAACAGACACAAACGGAAACCCAACAGCGCCTACAGTACTTAGAAATATCGCACCGGCAGACGGCAGCGGAGCAGAGCAGCGTACAGCAGTAAACAAGTACGAAACAATGGAATACCGCAAGGCGTTTATGGAGTACGTTACAAGGGGCACAACAATTCCTAAAGAGTACAGGCAGGACGCAGTAAGCCAGACAACAGACGTAGGCGCAGTCATCCCGACGAACGTATTAAACCAGATCATTACAAAGCTCGAAAGCGTGGGTAATATTCTGGCAAAGGTAACACGTACAGCATACAAGGGCGGCGTAACTATTCCTAAGTCAACAGTTAAGCCGGTTGCGACTTGGACAGCACAGGGAAAGGGCAGCGACAAGCAGAAACAGGACACAAGCGGTACAGTAACATTTGCATATCACAAGCTGCGCTGCGCCGTAGCTGTATCGCTCGAAGTAGATACAATGGCTATTACAGCGTTTGAGAACCTGTTAATTAATAACATTGTTGAGGCTATGACAAAAGCACTCGAGCAGGCTATTATTAGCGGTACTGGCGCAGGACAGCCGAAAGGAATTACAGCAGAAACAGCCGACGAGGGGCAGACAGTGGAAACATCAGAGCCAGCGTACGCAGATCTTATTACAGCAGAGGGCAACTTACCGGTTGCTTACGAAAAGGGCGCCGAATGGTGCATGTCTAAAAAGACATATATGAGCTACTACGGCTTAATTGACAGCAACGGGCAGCCTATTGGACGTATTAACTATGGGCTTGCAGGAAAGCCAGAGTATACACTCTTAGGCAGACCAGTAAACGTATGCGATTACTTACCAAGTTTTGCCAACGCAGAGAACAACTCTATTGTAGGCTTTTTGTTTAACTTTAAAGACTATGTGCTTAATACTAATTACGCTATGGGCGTTAAGAAGTATGAGGATAATGAGAACGACGATATGGTAACAAAGGGCATCATGTTAGCAGACGGCAAGGTAGTAGACACAGGCAGCTACGTACCACTCAAAAAAGTACAGGCAGTCTAATTTATAAGCGGGCGGCGTAAAGCTGCCTGCTAAAGAAAGGCGAAACAATGAAAGGGCATTTAGATAAAAAGCAGCTCGAGGAAGAGTACAAGGTAGACGAACTTAGAGAGCTTGCTAAAAGTCTGGGGTTAAGTCCAGACGGGAAAAAAGCAGAGCTTGTAGAACGTATCGCGGCAACAGAGGTAGACATACCCGACGAGGACGACGAGCAGCAGGCAGCAGCAAACACGCCGACAGTAAACGAGCAGCAGACGGCAACGAACACACCGACAGCAAACGAGCAGCAGGCAGCAGGCGCTAACGTGTCCGTTTCGGACACAACAGTAAAGGTTATTGTAACAGAGACATACAAAGACTTGCAGCGAGATATTACACAGCACGCGGGCGACACGTTCGAGGTGACAAAAGAACGCGCAGCGCAGCTTATAGAGGCAGGCGTAGCAAAAGCAGCAGAGTAGGGGGCAGCTATGAGGACAGCACTAATAAAAGCAATTAAAGACAGTATGCGTATGTCTACCGCCTCGGCTATTATCGAGGACGATATAAGCGGTTGCATAGAGGCTTGCTTTAAAGACTTGCAGCTTGCAGGTGTGGAAAAGATAGACGAAACCGACGCGCTTATTATTAGAGCTGCACAGCTCTTTACAAAAGCAGACTTCAACTATAACAACCTTGCAGACAAATACAGGCAGAGCTACGACGCTCTTAAAATGTCTTTAGCGCTATCTGGCGAGTATAACGAGAAAGAAAGCGAGGGTAAATAATGTATGGAGAAATAACCTTAAAAACGCAGCTAAACGCAACAGAAACAGAGAGCGTAACTATATGCTGCGAGGTAGACAGCATAACCCAGAGCGAATACGCAACAGCAGGCGTTAAGGATATTAAGCCAAGCTATAAATTTACTGTATGGGCGCATGAATACAACGACCAGACAGAGTTAGAGTACAACGGGCAGCGATTAACTATTTACAGGACTTATAAAAAGCCAAACGAGGAAAAGTTAGAGTTGTACGCAGAAAAGAGGGCGGGCAAGCGTTGAGCAACGAGAACATAAACACAGCAGGCGCAGCTATAGCCGAAGCACTGGCAGAATACGATCAAGAAATAGCAGACGCAACAAAGCGAATAACCGACGAAGTAGCAAAAGAGGCTGTAGACTCTCTTAAGAAGAGCAGCCCAAAACTTACAGGCAGCTACCGCAAGGGCTGGCGTAAAAAACAATCATATGCAGACAAGAGGACAAAGCGGAATACTGTATATAACAAGACAGACTACCAGCTAACCCACTTGCTGGAATATGGACACGCAAGCAGGAACGGCGGCAGAGTTAGAGCTATACAGCATATAGCACCTGTAGAGCAGGCGGCTATAGAGGCGCTGCAGGAAAGGATAGAGGCAGCAGCGAGCAAATGAGATTAGAGACAATTATAGAACGAGCCCGCGCGCTGGGGCTACCCTTGGCAAAGGACGAGTTCAGAGAGACAAAAGAGACACCACTACCCGAGCTGCCGTATCTGGTATACATAACACCGCAGGACAACGTAAGCAAAAGCGACGACGGCGCAGTAGGAGTTAGGGCGATACAGGCGGCTATAGAGCTTTACACAGACAAAACAGCAGACAGCAGCTTAGAAAAAGAGGTAGAGCAAAAGGTATTATACGACGTAGGCTTTAACAAATTCCAAGAGACAATACAAAGTGAAGATATGGTGCAGACGGCATACGAATTTACCATATACGAAAAAATAAGAAAGAGAGGATAGTAACAATATGGATAGCGAGAGAATAACACTCGGCAGCGGTAAACTTTACTGCATTAAATTTACGGGAGAAATCCCAGACGACGCGACAATAGAGACAGAGGATAACCAGCTTGCACACATTAAAGGCGGCGCGTCACTTGAGTATACAGCAGAGAGCTACACAGTTAAAGACGACTTAGGCGTAGTACAGAAAACTAAAGTAACAAAAGAAGAGGCGACACTTAAGGCGGGGTTACTTACTTGGTGTGCCACAACATTAGAAAAGTTATGCGCAACAGCAAGAGTTACAACGTCAGAAAAAAAGCGTACTGTAAAAATTGGCGGCTTAAAGAACCAGAAAAGCGACAAGTACTTAATTAGGTTTTTACACGAGGACGACGAGGACGGCGATATTAGAGTAACAATCGTCGGAAAGAATGAGGCGGGCTTTAGCTTCACATTTGCAACAGACACAGAGACAACACTAGAGCCGACATTTACGGCTTACCCAATGGACAAAGAGGGCACGCTTATAATTTTCGACGAGGAAATAGTACAGAACGTATAAGAGATCAAAGCGGCTGCGCAAAAGCAGCCGCGATAGAAAAGAGGTTAGAAACATGGCAAACAAAAGTTTTGATTTTGGAAAATTAAAGCGCAGCTTTTACCCTACTAAGTTAAAGGACGGCAAAACCCTTGTAGTGGAAATGCCTAAAAAGCGCACTTTTGAAAAAATGCAGAGTATAAACGACATTGACACAGACGAGGCTAAGAGCGGCGAAGTATACGACGAAATGCTTGAGCTATTAGCGGAAATCTTAAGCAACAACAGAGGAAAAGAGCTTATTACAGCGGAGTACTTAGAGCAGGAAGAGTACGACATAGAGGAAATTATAGCGTACATTAACGATTACGCCGATTTTGTAAACAGTATTAAGAATAACCCAAACTAAAATTGCCGCACTACCCAAACGGGCAGGCAGAGGCGGCAGAGTATACATACACCGTAGACACACGAGCAGAGAAATTAGTTATAGATTACTTAAATATAAGCATATTCGACGTACAGGAAATGCCGATAGACCTATATTTATACTTTATGCGAGAAAGCTATATATATATGCTTAGCCAAACAGAAAATGGCAGAAAGTATTTAGAGGACTGCTACAGAATGACGCAGACCAAGCCAGACCGCAAAAAGATACGAGAAAAGATTAAGAGCCAGAAAGGAACGTAACAAGTGGCAGGCAGTATTAAAGGTATTACAATCGAAATAGGCGGCGACACCACTAAGCTATCTAAGGCACTTTCTGGTGTTAATAGTTCGTGCAGCTCTTTACAGAAAGAGTTACGCGAAGTAGACAAGCTGCTTAAACTAGATCCGACGAATACGGAATTATTAGCCCAGAAACAGAAAGTACTAAAAGAGGCTATAGGAAGTACAAAAGAGAAGTTAGACACCTTAAAAGAGGCAGAAAAACAGGTACAACAGCAGTTTGAGCGCGGAGAAGTAAGCGAAGAACAATACAGAGGGTTACAAAGAGAGATTGCAAGTACAGAGCAGCGCTTAAAGGACTTAGAGGCGGCGGCAAAACAAAGCAATATATCGCTCGAAAAAATAGGAGAAGTAACCGAAAAAATAGGAGAAAAAACCACAGCCGCAGGCAATAAACTTAAACCACTTAGCACAGCAGCGGCAGCACTCGGTACAGCAAGTATAGTGACCGCTTCAAACTTTGAGGACGCTATGGCAAAAGTGTCCACCATAGCGGACGAAAGCAAAGTGTCTATAGAAGATATGAGCACAGCTATATTAAAGCTGTCAGACGATACAGGACAGTCAGCAGCGGATATAGCAGAGTCCGTATATAATGCAATATCGGGCGGCGTAGATACAGCAGACGCAGTAACGTTTGTAGCACAGTCGAGTAAATTAGCAAAGGCTGGCTTTACAGATACGGCAAATGCGACAGACATTTTAACAACAGCATTAAACGCATACGGCCTAGAAGCGACAGAAACAGAGCATATTAGCGATATGCTTATAACGACGCAGAACCTAGGAAAAACAACCGTAAACGAACTCGCTAGCGCTATGGGTAAAGTAATACCGACAGCGAACGCAAACAACGTACAAATGAACCAGCTTTGCGCAGCTTACGCAGATATGACCGCGAAAGGTATAGCAACAGCAGAAAGTACGACATACTTAAACTCTATGCTTAACGAACTCGGAAAAGGCGGCACGACTGTAGACGGCGTACTAAGAGAAAAAACGGGTAAATCATTCGCAGAATTAAGCGCAGACGGCAATACACTTTCAGATGTATTAGCGATATTAAAAAGTTATGCAGATGAAAATAACAAGAGCTTTAGCGACCTATGGAGCAGCAGCGAAGCCGGTAAAGCGGCTATGGTGCTACTCGGAAATGGAGCAGACGAGTTTAACAATGTACTCGAACAAATGAATGACAGCACGGGCGCAACGACAGACGCTTTTAACAAGTTGGACACAGACAGCAACAAAGCTAAAATAGCACTAAACCAGATTAAAAACGCAGTAACAGACTTAGGAACTACAGCGCTGGAAATGCTACAGCCAGCATTAACAAATATTTGCAGCAACGTAAAAGGGGCTACAGAACGCTTTAAAAATATGGACGACAACACCAAGCGAATTATTGTAACAATAATTGCGGTAGTGGCAGCCCTAGCCCCCGCACTGCTGATACTGGGGAAAATATTTACGGCAATATCAACTATGATAAATGTAATTAAGACTCTACAGACTGCAATAGTAGCAGTAAAAGGCGTGCTTGCGGCAAACCCTATTATATTAGTCGTAGCAGCGATAGCGGCGCTAATAGCAATATTTATAACGCTATATAACAAGTGCGAATGGTTCAGAGACGCAGTAAACGAAATTTTTGAGAACGTAAAAGAGTTTATAGGCGGCGCTGTCGAGGTAATAAAGGGCGTTATAGGTGCTATCTGGGACAAGATACAAGAGGTATGGGGATTTATAGAGCCATACTTACAAGCGGCGTTTGCCTTTTTGCAGCAGTTGGGCACAGATATAGCCCAGATATTTAGCGATTGCTGGGAGATTATTAAAGCAGTCTGGGACTTAGTAGAGCCGTATTTTTCTATGCTATGGGAGAATATAAAAGTTATATTCTCGGTAGTAGGTGAAGTGCTGGGCGGTTTTTTCTCGGTAGCATGGGAATATATTAAAGGCGTATGGGACGTAGCGGTACTTTACTTTACGCTCATCTGGGAAAACATAAAAGTAGTATTCTCGGCTGTAGGCGAAGTGCTGGGCTCGTTCTTTCGTAACGCGTGGGAGATTATTAAAGCAGTCTGGGACGTCGTAGCGGCTTACTTTGCTGCAGTATGGAACGCAATAAAAACAGTATTTAGCGTCGTAAAAGATGTACTTACGGGAGACTTTAGAGGCGCTTGGGACGGAATTAAAAGCATATTTGCAGGCTTTGCAAATTTCTTTAGCGTCTTATGGGACAGCGTAAAGCGTATCTTTTCGGCTGTCGGTTCGTTCTTTAGGGACACTTTCGGGGCAGCTTGGAACGCAGTAAAAGGCGTATTCTCTAATTTTACATCATTTTTTAGCGGACTATGGAGTTCGATAAAAAACACTTTTACAAATTTAGGTACATCAATAGCAAGCGCGATAAGTGGCAGTATTAAAGCTGGCATTAATGGCGTAATTAGCATTATAGAAAACACCATAAACGGAGCTATAGGGCTTATCAATGGAGCTATCAAGCTCATAAACAAAATACCAGGGGTAAGCATTAGCAAAATGAGCAAATTAAGCCTACCAAGGCTTGCACACGGCGGTATTATCGGAAACGGCGGCGCTATGGTAGCAGAGGCGGGACCGGAGCTCGTGCAAATGGTAAACGGCAAAGCTGTAGTAACACCACTAACAAATACAGCAAGAAACACAGCTATAGACACCGCAAAAGGCGGCAGACCACAGCAAATTACAAACAAGATCAATGTAAACATAGAGCATTTTGAAAACAACAGAGATACAGACATAAGAGAACTTACAGAGGAAATGCTAGAGACAGCCGAAGAAATGAAAGAGAGGGACGACAGAGTATATGCTTAGTAATTATTACAATGCGGCTAATAGCTTTACATATAACGGCGTTAATTCTCTCGATATGGGACTTTTTATTATAGAGCAGAGCGGCGCGGACAACGCCGCCGAGCCTGTAATAGAAACTATAAACGTACCAGCGCGCGGCAATTTTGTAGTAGACAATCGCATAGACGAACTGGACAACCAGCAATTTAACGACTATGTACGAAAATACGTATGCTGCGTGGATATAGACGCCTTTAAGCTGGATTTAGAGGAACACGCCCGCAGGCTTTACGCTTGGCTCTACGGCAGCGGTATAGAGTATAAAAAACTCTATGACACTTACGACAGAGACTATTACACACTTGCATACGTAAACAGCGGGGCGAGCGTGTCAGAGCTTGCTAAGCGTTTACTAGGGCAAATAGAAATACAATTTAGATGCAAGGCGTACAAAAGAGCACTAAAGGGAGACGAAACAATAACGATAACAAAAGCAGCCACGATCATAAACCCAGAGGGCTTTACAGCGACGCCATATATGAAAATATACGGCAGCGGCAACGTAACGCTCTATATAAACAATCGCGCGCACGGTTTTAAAAATATAGACGGATATATAGAGGTAGACAGCGAGAACATGAACGCATACAAGGGCGATACATTACAGAATAATAAAATGCTTGTGGGGGCGTTTCCTAAGCTGGCAGCAGGAGACAATAACATAAGTTGGGCGGGTAATGTAACAAAAATCGAAATAGTACCGCGCTGGTGCAAGCTATGATACCGATTTTATACGCTGCCAGCGAGACGGACTTTACAACAAACGGCATAGGCTTACTTACAGACGCGGTAAGCTGCACAGTAACAGAAGAGAGAAACGGGGCATACGAGGCGACGCTTGTATATCCAGCAAAAGGACACTTAGCGGAATATATAGCAGAGGACGCTATTATTAAAGCAAAGGCAAATGACACGGACGAGCCGCAGCTTTTTAGAATATACAAAAGCGGCAAACAGATAGGCAGTAATACGACGTGGAACGCCGAGCACATAAGCTACGAGCTTACGGGCAACCCTGTAGAACGGTTTAGCGTAAGTGGGGTAAACGCAGAGCAAGCACTTAATAGGTTACTTGCAGCAGCAGTATTTAAACACAAATATACGGCCACAAGCGACATTACAACAGTAAACAGCACGAGTATAGCGGACGTGGTAAGCGTGCGTAAAGCACTCGGCGGCGTAGAGGGCAGTATATTAGATACGTGGGGCGGCGAATATCACTTTAATAACTACAGGATAGAACTATTAAAAGCGAGAGGCTCAGATAACGGCGTAACAATCGAATACGGCAAGAATTTAACCGACGCAAAACAAGAGCGCAACATATCAAATATAGTAACAGCCATATTCCCATACGCGAAGTACACACCAGAGGGCACAGAAAACGAGGTGTTCGTAAGTCTGAAAGAAAAGACTCTAGTACACGCAGGCGCAGCGAACTACGCATATAAGCGCTGCGAGATAGTGGACTTTAGCAGCGAGTGGGAAAGCGGCACGATTATAACCGAGGATATGTTAAGAGCGAAAGCAGAGGCATACTTAGAAAAAATAAGCACCGAGCCAGATATTAATATTACACTTTCGTACGCGCAGCTTAAAAAGACTAAGGACTATAAAAATATACAGGCTATGGAAAGCGTCGCGCTATGCGATACAGTAACAGTGCGCATAGACAAGCTACAAATAGAAGCGATGGCGAAAATAGTAAAAGCGAAGTACGACAGCTTAAAAGAACGTTACGACACTATGAAAATAGGCAGCGTGCGTACAAACTTAACTAAGCAGCTTACAGCGACGCAGCAGGAAATAACAGAGAGTATAAAAAGGAACCAGACACGAGCCGAGCAGATCAAAAAACAGATAGAGCAGACAATAGTAGACGTTACGGCAGCTATAACAGGAAACAGCGGCGGCTATGTGGTGCTCTATCCAGAGAAAAACCCGCAGGAGATCTACATACTAGACCGGCCAGAGCTTAGCAAAGCTAAAAATGTCTGGCGCTGGAACCTTGCAGGGCTGGGACACAGCAGCACAGGAGTAAACGGCAAATTTACCACAGCAATAACTGCAGACGGCCAAATAGTAGCGAACTTTATCACAGCGGGCGAGCTCACAGGCTCGATACTTAGAGCAGGCACAGTATACGCAGAGGCGCTAGACGTTGAATACAGGAATACAGTGACAAAGCACGCAGACGACGCCGCAAATAAAGCGTACGAGGACAGCTTAAGTAAGATACAAACGACAGCCGAAGAACTTAAGCTATTATGCAAGAAAATAAGTGAAACGGCTATGCACAATTACGCAGCAGACTTTACGGACGACTTAAGCGCACCCTGGTATGCAAGCTCGGCAAACAATGTAGTAGAAAGCAGCACAACGCTTGGAAGATACGCGAAAATAGTAAAAGCAAGCGCAAATTATAGCAGCTACATACGCTGCAACACAAAGAAAACGCCCGCAGGCACTTACAGAGTACGTTATAAAGCGGCGACCATAGCAGGGCAAGAAAACACAGCGCGCGTACAATGTAGTTTTAAGACAACGGCAACAACGGCAGCAGGGGAGCTTAAATCGGACGACTGGACAACATTTGAGCGCGATATAGAACTAAGCAGCGACTACGACGGCTATATATACTTTTACGCGACAGTATCGGGTACAACAGTATTAATTAAAGACGTGGAAGTACTGGGACTGCTACGAGATTACGCAGAGGCGCAGTTTACAGTAAACGCAGACGACATTACGGCAGAGGTTAAAAGGGCACAGGACGCAGAAAAAGAGCTAAAAGCGTCCATAAAGATAAACGCGGAGAAAATCGAAACAAAAGTAACAGCTGGCGACGTTAGTTCGCAAATAGAGCAAAGCGCAGAGTCAATAAGGTGCCAAGCAAAAAAAATATCATGGAAAAGCGACAGCTCGGAGATGACGGAAGACGGAAAACTAACATGCAACGACGTTAAAATCAATGGCGGCGACATCAATTTAATCCAAACAGGCAATTTACCCAGCATTAGTGTTTATGATGCAAAAAAGAAACAAGGCTTTACGATACATAGAAACAACGTGTATGGCTTCAATGATGAAGGAACCAATACAATCACGGTTACCAACAACAGAATAGGCTCTATAAGCCTAAGAGGTTCATCGGCTGGAGATGGTAGCGAAAGTTCTCTCTACAGTCATATGCTTAGTCTTGACGGAGCGCCAGGCAGCGGACAATATACAAATATATCGGCAACAGCATTATATTGCACCGGAAGCAAACACAGAGTTGTGCGAACACAAGATTATGGGGACCGCTTATTATGCTGCTATGAGACACCAAGCCCAATGTTTGGAGATGTCGGAGCTGCACAGATAGACGAAACAGGAAAGTGCTTAATTTTCATCGAAGAAAAATTTGCTCAAACGATTGATTTAGAATATCAATATGATGTTTTTCTCACTAAATATGGTCCTGGCGATTGCTATGTATCAGAGCGCACACCATCGTATTTTGTTGTAAAAGGGACAAAAAACTTAAAATTCGCTTGGGAAGTCAAGACCATACAAAGAGATTATGAGAATTTAAGATTGGAAGCACACACACAGGAAAATGAGCATACAGACTACATATATGATGTATCAGCATACATGAATACATTACTTTATCAATTAGATTAATAAGAAAGCGAGGAATTAATAACATGATTAACATTAAGGCAATAGCAACAGCAACAGACGGAAGCGTTAAACGTATGGCTATAACATACGACGTTATCAATGACGAGGGAAAAGTTATAAGCGCAAACGCGAAACTAAATAGAGTGATAATAGACCAGTCAGCGTTGGAAGCTATAGATATACTTGAGCAGTTAGCGCAGGAGAGTATTAAAACAGCACTATCCGATAACGCAGAGAACTAGAACGGAAAGGCAGTGACAACATGAGTATAGTTAATATTCAAAGCATAAAAGTACCGATAGACGGCGCGCCGCCGTTTGAGTACATTATAGCCAAGCAGGGCGAAATATCCAGCCGACAAGTAGAGGTAACGTTACTACAGAATAACAGCCGATACACAATACCGAGCGGAGTAAAAGCGCGTGTAAAATACTATAAGCCAGACGGCAACAAGGTAATAAATGACTGCACAATAAGCAACAATAAAGTAATAGTAACATACACGCAGCAGATGTTAGCGGCAGCGGGCACAGGCTTTGCAGAAATACAGTTATACAACGGCTCTAGCGTACTGGTAAGCGCAACATATTATACTAAAATCGCAGAGAGTGTATATACGGACGATATAGAGAGCGCGGACGAGAGCACGAGCTTAACAAAATTAATTATAGAAACAGAACAGGCAAGGGACAGCGCACAGGCAGCAAGGGTAGCAACCGAAAAAGCTACAGACAATGCCAACACAGCTACAAGTAACGCGAACACGGCTACGAGCAACGCCACAAGCGCAGCAAACGCAGCCAATAAAGCAGCAACAACAGCAAATAACGCGGCAAGTGCGGCAGATATAGCAAAAAAAGCAGCCGACGAAGCAACCACAAACGCAAAGAGAGAAACAGAAAACGCGAAAAACGCTACAAGCGCAGCAAACGGGGCAGCAGGGAACGCGAACACGGCTACGAGCAACGCCACAAGCGCAGCAAACGCAGCCAATAAAGCAGCAACAACAGCAAATAACGCGGCAAGTGCGGCAGATATAGCAAAAAAAGCAGCCGACGAAGCAACCACAAACGCAAAGAGAGAAACAGAAAACGCGAAAAACGCTACAAGCGCAGCAAACGGGGCAGCAGGGAACGCGAACACGGCTACGAGCAACGCCACAAGCGCAGCAAACGCAGCCAATAAAGCAGCAACAACAGCAAATAACGC